CGACAGGAGCTGCAAAAAATGTTGGTGTAATTATACCAGAGTTGGAAGGTAAACTTGATGGTCTTGCAATTCGTGTTCCCGTCCCAGATGTATCTTTATTAGATTTGTCGATAGAGTTGGAAACAGATACGACTATGGAAGAAGTTATTGAAGTGTTTGAAAAGGAGAGAAAGTTGCATGGTATATTATGTGTTTCACATGAACCATTAGTGTCAGTTGATTATATTGGTAATTCGTGTTCTGCGATTGTTGATGTTCTCTCCTCAATGATGATTAATAAGAGATTGTTAAAGCTGATTGCTTTCTATGATAATGAGTATGGTTATTGTTGTCGGGTATTGGATTTACTTCAACATTTAGCTAAGAAATTACCACAGCCTTCAACCCCTAGTAAATAAAGGGTTTGAAGGTCGTTATATTACAACGGGTTATAAAATACTTTATAACTCGTTATAAAGTAAGGAGTTAAAGAGGCGCTTTTTCCGTGACATTGTTGTCCTAATGATATATAATAGTAGTATAATTGAATAAGGATATAGATTATGAAATGGATTTTTTACGTAGTATTAACGGTTTTCTTGGAAAATGGAGAACCCTCACAGCATGAGTTTAAATTGTCTTTTGAAGATGCTAAGCATTGTACCGAGATGAAAAAGGTTTTTGATGTTGGTGTATCGTTTTTTCGTTTAGCACATAAAAGTCAGATTGATTATGATGCTGAATGCAAAAAAGTTGTATCTTCTAAATCAATAAAAAGGAGTTTGTAATGAGTGTCTGGGATGATGAATGGGAAGATTATGAATTGGATAAACATGATTTTGAATGTTGGTTAGATTCTATAAATGAATCTGGCGACCCCGAACGAGATGAAGAATTTTATAATAAAGCAATGGAGAAGAATCCTGAATGGGTAGTTACTACTCCAAAATATATAATGACAATATCGCACAATTGAGGTTTTATGTTAAATTGGTTAAAAGATGATTGGAAAAACAATCGACTTCGGTTGTTTTGTGAAACAACTGGTTCTTTATGTTTTATCAGCATTTATGTTTTATTAGCATGGTATGGTGACTCAGCTTCTGTATTAACAGTTTTTATGATTCAGATTGTTGGTTCATCCTTACATATTATTAATGCCTTTATGAGGAATAGCGTTAATCTAATTGTATTAAATGTAGTAGTGATAATAATAGCAATTATTGGAATAGGGAGGATGTTTATATAATGACTAAACCCGTTTATGATATTATGAGATGCGCCGATGGCACAACGCGTGCTGTACCGGTAATTGATGGTGTTAAAGTTGATCCGACTTTGGCGGCTGTGGAGAAAGAAAAAGCTGAAATAGCCAAGAAAGATGAAAAACCAAAGAAAGTAATTAGTATTCAAGACCGATTACAAGGTAAAGTAGAAGATTATATCTCAGCTGTTGAGGGACAAGCAGATGATTTTGTCGATAGTGGTTATAAGATGAAATACGATCCTTATAATCATTTGTTAGAGCTTGGTTGTAAAGCGGCACATGCTCGAAAGATGAGACCGTTTTATGTTGATTGTTATAATGAGCTGGTAGATGTATATAATAAAGATGATGAATATTATATGGAAGCATGGAGTCATCTTAAACCAAAGTATCATAAATTAATGATGGATTTTTATGGTACAATCGTTGATGATTTGGATCGTATAATAAAGAATTCTACGGCTCAACGTAAACCACGAAAGAAGAAAACATTATCAGCGGCACGTTTGGTCAAGAAGTTAAAGTATCAAGAAGAATTTCCTAAACTCAAATTGGTTAGTATTAATCCAGAGAAAATTATTGGTGCAACTGAATTATGGGTGTATAATACTAAGTATAACCGTATTGGTGTTTATCGTGCGGAGAATGCAATTAGAGGGTTTAGTGTTAAAGGGTGTACTATACAACATTTTGACAAACAAGAATCTGTTGAGAAAAAGGCAAGAAAACCAAAAGATATACTTGACATTTTGAAAAGGGGTACTTTGAAAAAGAAGTTGAATAGTTTGTCAACAGCAGAGAATGAATTGACTGGAAGAATTGGTAAAGATACAATCTTGCTGGGGGTTTTTAATTGAAAGATAAATTTATAAAAGCGCATCTTCATGTTGCTAGAGTTTATGGCTCATTATCAACAGCGGAAAGATTAAAGGTAGGTTGTATCATTGTTAAAGATGATAGAATTATCTCTATCGGATATAATGGTATGCCAAGCGGGGCTTCTAATGTTTGTGAAGAGGATGGGAAAACTAAACCAGCCGTTATTCATGCGGAAGCTAATGCGATTACTAAATTGGCAAAATCTACAGAATCAGGACAAGATTCATATATGTTTTGTACGTATGCACCTTGTGTTAATTGTGCAAAATTAATTATGCAGTCTGGTATTATAAAGTATTATTATGAGTTTGATTATAAAAATGACGATGGCATTAGTTTATTGAATACATATGGAAAGGTAGAAGTACATAAGTATATGAAGATGAACCTTTCAGATTGGATTCAAAATGATTTATTGCCCTATGCTAACTGAGGTATTATGATACTATTAGATTTTTCAAATATAATTGTTGGTTCAATAATGGTAGCACATAAAGTACCGGATGAAGAAAGATTTGGTGAAGATTATATTCGTCATTTGGTATTAAATAGTATTCGTTCATATCGAAATAAGTATAAACATAAATACGGTGAAATTGTAATCTGTACTGATTTTCATTCCAGTTGGAGAAAAGACGTTTTTCCATATTATAAAGCACATAGAAAAGCACAACGCACTAAACAAAAAGCTCAGAAGGGAATGGACTGGAGTGCTTTATTTGATACTATAAGTAAAATTATTACTGAATTAGATACTTTTTTTCCATATAAAGTAATAAAAATACCTCATGCAGAGGGTGATGATGTAATTGCTGTCTTAGCTAAACATGCGAATAATTGTTTAAATGAGAAGTCTTTAATTGTTTCTAGCGACAAAGACTTCTCTCAGCTGTATAAATATAAGAGGATAAGGCAGTTCTCGCCCATGAAACATAAAATGGTTAATGGGATAGATCCTATTGGTTATTTGAAAGAACATATTATTCGTGGTGACAAGGGTGATGGTATTCCGAATATATTATCCGCAGACGATACTATTGTTGAGGGGACAAGACAAAAATCAATTTCAAAAAAGAAGGTAGCAAATTGGTTAGTTCAAGATCCAGAAGATTTTAAAGATGATATGAAGCATGGTTGGTCAAGGAATCAAGAGTTAATAGATTTTGAATTTATTCCACCTTCAATAGCTCAAGAAATTTTAATACAATATAATGAAAAAAAAGAATATCAGCAAGGACAATTAATGAATTATTTTATTAAGAATAGATTGAAATATCTAATGGAAAATATGGGGGACTTTACAAAATGAAACAGAATGACAATTTTACAAAATATATTTCGGAGCTGTTTGAAGAATTTGACAACTTGAAATCAAGGAAAGATAAAGTAGCATTTTTAAAAGAACATAAAAATAATACTATGTTCAAGGTAATTTTACAGGGAACGTTTGATCCTAATATTAAGTGGTATATGCCCAAGGATTTATCTTATACACCTGATGCGGCACCTATAGGATTAAATCCATCAAATTTACATATGGAGTTACCGAAATGTACTGTATTTGCAAGAGGTCATTATAAAGGTAAAGGAGTAAGTGATAAGAGATTGAAGGAAATATTACTTCAAGTATTGGAATCTATGCATCCCGCTGAATCTATGTTATATGAACAAATGTTAAAAAAGAAACTTAAAATAAAAGGTCTAACAGAGAGTCTTGTGTTAGAAGTTTTTCCAGATTTATATAGAGAGGTATAAAAAATGGATGAATCCAAGTTAAATACAGTTGTTAAATATAAAGCGAAAGGAAATAAAACGTTTAAAGATTACGATGCAGTAGTATTGGAAGCAGTGAAAGGACAATATATTACTGTTGAGATTGAAGGGATGGCTCCATTAAAATTAAGATGGAATGATCCTGTGTATGAGGGAGATGTTTTTGGCAATAAGGTAAATTGTGCATATGAACATGTGAGAGATTTTACAGCTAAGCAAGTAACGACCGGCACGGGACAGCCTTCAGAAGTTGTGCACAGAAAGAAGAGCGGTTGGCCGGGACCTAGATGACAAGGAGGAGTAATGTACGTTTCAAAAGAAAATCCCGTTATACAAGAAGTACGAAGTTACGAGACTAACCTATCGCGTGCTTATAAAGAAAATAAAATAGGCACTAAACGATATTTAAAAACATTTTATCCAACTAAACATCTTGTAACAAGATGGTTTAATATATTAAACGAAGAAATATTTAATAATAAAATTTATCCTTTTCATGAAATTGAAATTATACAAAAGAAGGGATGTCATGCAGAACATATTCCTTTTGAAGAAGAGGGTGGAAAAATGTATGGTGTTTTATCTATAGCAGATCGTTTTATTAATAAGAATGAATTTCTTTTTACATTAGCACATGAAATGGTTCATCAATGGCAATGGATGGAATTTGGAAGAACAAGTCATGGTGAATCGTTTTGGAAATGGAAAAATAGATTTGCTAAATTTGAAATACCGTTAGGGGAAAGTATATGAGGAAACGATTACAAAAAAAAAAATTGAAACACGAAATTCATTATTTAAAAAATCATGGAGCGCGAAATTGGTTAAGTCGTCGGTTGCGAGCACATATGGAGAAAACTTTAAATGCCATACTATAACTATGAATGTAGTGAATGCGGACACGAATTCGAACAATTTAGAACAATAGAACAATATGATATGCCTTGTAAAGAAGCATGTCTTTCTTGTTTTAAAATTGGATACGTTGTAAGAACTATGAGTAGTCCACGGCTTGCTGATTCTGTTAAATTAGAAATGACAAAGGGTCTTCTAAAACCACCGAGTCATTTTAACGATCGTTTAAGAGAAGTTAAAAAGAAATTTCCAGGTAGTACAATTGAGGTGAGAGACTAATATGAAAAAAAATATTATAATATTTATATTATCATTTTGTTTTATGCTTGGTATTGCGAATGCGCAATCCCAAAAGTTAAATAAAAAAGTACGACCAAAAGTCTTAGATATTGAAACCACAAAGCCATTAAATGAAGTTATGATTTATTGTAATACAAAAGACTTTGTTAATAATATGGTGCATAATGTTTATCATTTAAATATAGCAGCAAAGGGTTTAGTGAATGACGATCAACATACACAATTATTAGAAACACAATTATGGATGAACCCTGATAATAATCAGTGGGCAATTATTTTTTTATATAAAAATATTAATAGGAGCTGCGTTATCGGTGGGAATAATATAAAATTATATAGTCCATAAAAAGGAGAGTACCAACATGCTTAAAAGAATCATTGCCTATACTATTGCAATATTCTTATTATGTTCAACATATACTTATGCATCACATACTAGTACTACAAGAGTAATCGAAATGATAATGCCAGCAATTGTTGAAGTATTATCAGAAAGACATGACGCACATTTAAATCAATCAAAGAAACCGCAAGGAGCTGGAGGTTTTAAGTTTCGTAAAAAAACACCTAGTAGGGATAAAGAACCTACAAGGGCTGGTTCAGGTTTTCTTATTAGTGCCAAAGGTTATGTAGTTACGAATGCTCATGTTATTACTAATATTATTAATGATGAAGGTATTGTACATCTAACATTTAAAAATGGTGAAATGTATGATGCTAAAGTTATTGCTCATGATGTTGAATCGGATATTGCATTATTGAAAATTATAGATGCTGAAGATGTCAAGTTTCCTTTTGTTGTTTGGGGAGTGACACCTGAAGTTGGAGATAAAGCTATAGCTATAGGTTCGCCAATGAATTTATCTTTTACGGCAACGTTTGGACATGTTTCTGCATTATTAAGAGCTGTTCCTAATGTACCATCATATGTTCCATTTATTCAAACAGACGCTTCTGTAAATCCGGGTAACAGCGGAGGTCCTTTATTTAACGAACATGGTAAAGTAATTGGTATTAATACTATGGTTATGACAGATAAGGGGAGTAGAGGCAGTATTGGATTAGGATTTGCAATTGATGGAAATTATGCACAAGATATTCTTGCGCGATTAAAAGTAGGTGAAACTATAGAAAGACCTTTTGTTGGTATTTTATATCGTGCTCTTACACCAAAAGATATGGACTTTAATAAAAAGACCATAGGTGCGGGTGCATATATTCAGGAAATTGTTAAAGGTGGTCCCGCTTATAATATATTAAAAAAAGGTGATATTATTTTAAGAGTTGATGGAGATGATGTTTTTTCAAAATCATTCGCGTCTGTTATTGTGAGAAAAAAACCAAATACTAATGTTGTTTTTAATATATTACGTAATGGGCATATGCTTGAATTAACTGTTAGATTAGGTAATAGAAAAGACGATAAATGAAGAAGTTTAATCATGTGAAAGATATTGATGATGTCCAAGTTCCTCATAGACAGGTAATGAATGGAAGGAGGGTATATGTAACACCGAATGGACATACATATCCCTCTATTACATCTATTATTGGTAGCCAACCTAAACCAAGTCTTGTTGAATGGAGAAATAGAGTTGGTGACGAAGAAGCTGATAGAGTAGTAAAAGAGGCTTCAGCTATAGGAACTGCTGTTCATCTTTTATGTGAAAGATATTTATATAATTATGAATTAAGATCAAAAGAAGTGGATGACCGTCTTGGTATTAATGATCAAGCAATGAGTGTCTTTAATCGTGTGAGGTTTTTACTTGGTAATATTGATAATATAGTTGGTTTAGAATTACCAGTATATAGTGATAAATTAAAAGTAGCAGGAACAACTGATTGTGTTGCAGAGTATAATGGTGTTCTTTCAGTTATTGATTTTAAAACATCAAGGAAAGCAAAAAAAGAAGAATGGATTGAAGATTATTGGATTCAAGGATTTTTTTATGCAGCAGCATTTTTTGAAATGACTGGTGCAATACCAGAACAAGTTGTAATATTAATAGCCGTAAGAGAGTCTTTCGAAGTTCAGGTATTTAAAAAATCTATTAATGAGTTAGATAATTATATTGAGAAATTACTTAATATAATGAAAAAAGATCCACAAGTAATAAAATTATAGGAGAAGCAAAATGGCAGACGAATTTAATTTCGATGATTACGATGATAATATGGATTTTGGTTTTAATACTGTTGATGAAGCCGAAGTAACTGAATTTGAAACTGAAATTAAAAGTAGAGTAGCAGATGCTGGTGGTGTAGCATCGGGTGAACTTGAATCAAAGATTGATAAATTAATTGCTATACGTGAGGGTGATGAAACACAATTGGATGTTATTAAAAAAGAACATAAAAATGATTTGTTAAAAGTTGAAAAGATGATTATGCCTTTGTTATATAATTTGATGAAAAATCCTGAGGACGTTTATATTAAATGGCCAAACAGGAAAGAGATTATACAGAAGCAAATTAATAAAATCGTAGCTGTTACGAGAAAATCATTACCTATTTAAAAGGAGTCAAATTATGGCATGGGCATTTGTAGCAGGATCAAATGATATTTGGAAATATGATAATGCTGCTGTAGCAGCTGATACATATTCAGATGCAAATGGAACAATTGCTAGTGGTATAAGAACTTTTACCTTTGCTGGTGGAAATGAACAAAAAACTTATATAAAAAGTAGAACGGAAGCCGATCTAGTAGAACGAGGTGAATTGTCTAAAGATTTTTATGATGCACAAGTGGGTTAATTTTATAATTTAAAGGAGGTTTATTATGTCTGTTATTTTAGTAGTGGTAGGACTTGTATTTGGTGCTTATTTGTATCAACCAATGTGGTTTGATGATACACCTTATCATCATGTAAGTTCACATGATTCATTAGCGGATTGCCAAACGGCGAAAGCTGGACAAGAAGTTCATATGCGTGAAGCTGTTTGTGCAGAAACTGAATTGTATGTTAAAAATGATTAACGGAGATTGATATGATTTATAAAAATTATATTAATAGAGAATGGATTAATAGTGCTACGAAAAAAACATTTGATAATATTAATCCAGCAAATTTTACTCATACTATTGGACAATTTCAAGATTCTGATATGGCCGATGTTCGTGTTGCAGTTGCATGTGCTAAGGAAGCATTCAAAACTTGGAAAGAGGTTCCCGCACCTAAAAGAGCAGATTATCTTTTTAAAGCAGCCGAATTGCTTATAAGAGATAAAGAATGTATTGCTAAGGGAATGACACAAGAGATGGGAAAAGTTCTTGCTGAGACTCGTGGTGATGTTCAAGAAGCAATAGATATTGCTTATTACGCTGCTGGTGCTGGCAGACGATTAACAGGTGAAACTGTTCCTTCTGAATTAGCAAATAAATGGAGCATGAGTGCTAGATTACCTTATGGTGTAATTGGTATGATTACTCCGTGGAATTTTCCAATTGCAATTCCATCATGGAAAGCATTTCCAGCAATTGTTGCAGGGAATACAGTAGTTTTAAAACCAGCTGAAGATACACCTTGGTCTGTTATTAAACTTGCTGAAATATTCCATGAAGCTGGATTACCAGAGGGTGTATTTAATGTTATAACAGGTTATGGACCCAGTGCTGGTTTACCTTTAGTACAACATCCAGATGTAAAGGTTGTTTCATTTACAGGTTCTTCTGCTACAGGTAGTATAATTGCTGATGAATGTTCTAAACGTGGAAAGAAATATTCACTTGAACTTGGCGGTAAGAATTCTATTACTGTTACCGAAAATGCAGACCTTGATCTTGCGGTTCAGGGAGTTGTATTTGGTGCCTTTGGTACAACCGGACAAAGATGTACGGCTTGTAGTAGAGTAATTGTTCATTCTAGTGTTTTACAAAAATTTACAGATAAGTTACATGGTAGAACAGATGGATTGAAAATTGGTGATGGATTAGATTCGAAAACTGATGTTGGACCTTTGATTAACGAAAAGGCAATGAATAAAGTTGAACGTTATGTTGCGAGAGCACTTGAACGTGACGATTATTTATTAACGGGAGGTTATCCAAGTAACGGCAAACAGGATGGTTGGTTTTATATGCCTACTATCTTTACTGAAATTGATTCAGATAATGAATTAGCACAAGAAGAAATATTTGGACCTGTTGTTTCAATTATTAGTTATGAAACCTTTGATGAAATGATGGATATTGTAAATGGTACACGATATGGATTAAGTGCAGCCATTTATACTCAAGATATAAATGAAGGTTTTAGATTTATGAAAGATGTTGAAACCGGTTTAGCATATGTTAATACGAGTTGTATTGGTGCAGAGGTTGGAAGCAATTTTGGTGGTATTAAAGATACAAGTCCTATTAGCAGTAGAGAAGCAGGTAGTCAAATGTTTGACGCAGTTACATATGTAAAAACTATGAATATCGATTTTAGTGGACAATTGCAAAAAGCTCAAATCGAATAACTTGGAGATTTATAATGAAACCTTATGATACAATTACATATTATTGTCCAGTATGTCATCAAAGAAATGAGCATGTACTTTATCATCCTCACGGTAAGAATGAATTTTACCATGCAACAAATATTCCATCAAAAATAGCGGTACAAATAGTACCAACATCGGTGAATTGTAAAGGATGTGATCGACCAATAGATTTATGTCTAGAAGATGCTCCTGTGAGACAATATAACCTTTTAGCCAGAGTAGACTGTTCTAATCAACCCGCAGGAATGGACAGTTGGTATGATTGGGGCGGGGACACAAATCCGTGATTTAATGCGGTTTAAATGCGATTTAACGCGATATTATGATAAAGGCATAGTAGGGTATACCTATAATTAAATACCGTTAAATCGCCGTATAGCGCGTCAATAACTCCTTTAAAAACAACGAGTTATAACCCTTTATATATCAAATAGTTAATAAAACGCAAGGTTTTCCTTGTATATCATGTTATATTTTGGTATAATGGTAGTATAAATGAGAGGAGATTGTATGGAACAGTTTTGTAAAGCCGTTGGTGGGATAGTTATCACTGTGTTTGTTATTACTTATATAATGGCAGCAGTCTTCGCACCATTTGGTATTGTCTATTTAGTTTTAGCAAATTAAGGAGGATATTATGGAATTAGTTGCAATTGGTATTGGTGTTTATTTAATTGTTGGTTATGTCATATTACCGTTTATTACGGGATAAGGAGCTCAAATGAAACGCTTTTTTAAAGTTGGACAAGAGTATTTTGAAAATAAAATGGTTGCAAAAAAACATCGAAATACTCTTGAGGGTTACACACCTGTTATTGATAAAGAGACAGGTCTTCCAAAACCTCATGTCTGGAAACATGAAGTTAAGCGAGGTCCTGATCATTGGAAAGGATCAAGTAAGTAATGTTTCCTATTTTCGGATTAGTTAATCCAGAAGGAGAACCTATGCTGATTGGATTTGCTGGTAAAGCAAGAAGTGGTAAGGATACTGCTGCAAAGTTTTTATGTGATGAATATCGGTGTTTGCATTATTCTTTCGCAAAGCCAATTAAAGATTCTTGTAAAATTATGTTTCAGTTGACGGATGAGCAGGAACGAAATAAAGAACAAGTAATTGAGCCTTGGGGATATTCCCCTCGAAAGATGTATCAACATATAGGAACGGATATTGGGAGGTCTTTAGATCCTAATATCTGGGTTAAGAATGCCGAAATTTTTGTCAAGAAAAATTTAGGAAGAACAGTTGTAATTAGTGATGTCCGTTTTAGTAATGAAGCTATGTGGATTCATAATCGGGGTGGAGTAGTAGTACAAATTATCAGAGGAGATAATGAAGGTATTACTGAAAGTCTTCACGCATCTGAACATGGTATGACTGATAAAGATTATGATGCTACTATTTACAATAATGGTACGATAGAAGATTTGCATAATGAATTGCGGACATGTTCTCAAGAAACAATGTTTGAAGTCTTAAACGATTAAAAGAGTATAAATATTAATATTGCTGTATAATCTTAGAGTGAAAGTTTTTTTGGACAGGGGTTCGATTCCCCTCGCCTCCACCAATTTAGATGCGGACTATAAAGTTGATGGAATTTGTTTAAACAGAAGGATCCGCGACTCCTCAAGTTAACAATATGGGGGTGACTAGGTTTCGACAGGATAATGGAAACTATAAGACAGCACGGAGAAGAATGATGGCTTCGTTAACAATCATTCAAACTATAACCGCTAACGATTACGACTTAGCGCTTGCTGCTTAATTATTAGTAGCGGAGTCCGAGGGTACTTGTCAACAGAAACCCTCACCTAATTTAAAGGAGAACTTATGAGATTATTTGAACCAGCTATAATATTAGCCCTAATTATGTTACCATGGTTATTATATAGTATTTGGATAACACCTTAGTAAGTTGTTCCTTGTATAGAATTCTTCGTTATGGTATAATGGAGATGTTGTTATGATGAATTGATATAAGTACTTTCATCATGTTTTTAAATCCTTTGAAGGAGATGTTATGGGTATGACTATGAAACGTGGCGCACCTAGAGTGGGTCGAAGATACGCACGTAAGATGACTCGTCTTGAGTGTGAAGCAACTGATTTGCCCCGCTGGGTAAGTATTTACACGAGTCCAGCAACCGGCGAAACTGCGTTTAAGAATGCAGACATCGTTGGTGGTGCAAAAACCGTTAATGCTATCCGAAAGAAACTGAATAAGTTTTGGGGATAATATTAGCCAATAGGTAAAGAGTAGGGACTTTCGGGTCCCTGCTTTTTCCATTTATTATGTTTAGATATATATTTAAAAATAAACAATTTTCAAAATGGTTACTTAGGATATATATTGTGTGGTGTGTCATCGCAGATTTAGCATTACTTGGTGGCATTGTTTGGGGTTTTGTTTATTTTTGGTGATATTATGATTGAAATTTTTATTATATATCCCGTGGCAGTTTATGTGTTAGGGGGTATCATTTATTATTTAACAACGTGAGGTAATTATGAAGAAGTTATTTTTAATATCTTTTCTCCTATTTGCGTCTGTAGCAGAAGCAGGTTGGATGGATAAAAAAATGATGGAAATGAGTCAAAGAGAATTTGATAAGCAAAGTATGATTTGTCTTGCAAAAAATATTTATTTTGAAGCAAGAGATCAATCTACAAAGGGTCAGATAGGTGTAGCATTGGTCACTATAAATAGGGTTAAGAGTAAACATTTTCCAAATACAATGTGTGAAGTAGTACATCAAGGACAAAAAAAGAATGGGAAAATGTTATTACATAAATGTCATTTTAGTTGGTATTGTGATGGTAAATCAGATACACCGAGAGATAGAATGTCATGGGCGATTTCAAAATTAATAGCTCGAGCTATGTTAATGAAGCCTGGAGTTCATATTAAACATTTTGGTGAGAAGTGGGAGATAGAAGATTTTTTACATGGTGCAACACATTATCATAGAGTGGATATTAATCCACCATATTGGACAGCAAAGATGTTAAAATATTCAACGATTGATGATCATATATTTTATATAGATCCATATAGAAGATAAGCTGAAATGATTACTATACTAGACAAGAGGATTTTCATATGGCAAAAACAAATACTCCTGAAGAACGGAAAACCGTAACACCAGAAGATAGTAATATATATTTGTTTATGAGTCCGGTCAATGAAGAAACGTGTAGAGATTTAATATCATTTGTAATTGCAAAAAATTTAGAAAATCCTAAAGCAAAATATTTACAGGTATTAATTAATTCAGGTGGCGGTGATTTAAATGCAGCGTTTGCTGTAATAGATATTATAAGAGGAAGTCCGATACCAATACGAACTATTGGATTGGGAACGATTGCCTCGGCCGCTTTTGCAATTTTTATTTCTGGGGCGAAAGGACATAGAACATTAACACCAAATACCAGTATAATGAGTCATCAATATACTTGGGGTGCATATGGTAAAGAGCATGAATTATTTTCTACAGTTAAAGAATATGAATTAACTACACAACGAATGATAGCACATTATAAAAAATGTACCGGATTAAATGAGAAAAAAATTAGACAATACCTATTACCACCACATGATGTTTGGTTAAGTGGTAAAGAAGCAAAGAAGTTAGGTATATGTGATAATGTAAAGGTTATGGAATAATGGCAATAGATATTTCTGAGACTATAGAAGAAATAGTTAAAAAGAAACGTATATCATATATGGATGCTATTCTGGAATATACTGATGAAATAGATGGTGAGATTGAAGGAGTAGCAAAATTATTAAATAAATCTATTAAAGATAAAATTGAAGCAGAGGCACAATCATTGAATATGATGAAAAAACAACCAAAGCTTCCAATTTAGAGAGGAGGATATTAACCGCTATATAATGATAAACAGTAATATAACAATATAACGAAATAAGGAGTAATAAGTATGGCTAGTTTTAAAGATTTAAAAAAGAATAGAATGTCCAACCTAGAGTCCCTCTCTAAGCAAGTAGAGAAACTCGCAGAAAAACCCTCGTATGAAGATGACCGTATTTGGAAATGTGAACGTGATAAGTCTGGTAATGGTTATGCGGTTATTCGTTTTCTTCCTGCCTCTGACAACGACCTAGATGTACCTTGGGCACAACTTTGGTCACATGGTTTCAAAGGTCCTGGTGGATGGTATATTGAGAACTCTTTAACCACTATTGGTAAAGATGATCCAGTATCAAAAGCTAATACAGCATTGTGGAACTCTGGTATTGAATCAGATAAGAACATTGCTAGAGATCGTAAACGAAAATTAAGTTATTATTCTAATATTCTGGTACTAGAGGATAGTGCTAATGCAGAGAATGAAGGAAAAGTATTTTTATTTCGTTACGGTAAGAAAATCTTTGAGAAGATTACAAGTGTAATGAATCCTGAATTTAAGGATGAAACTCCTCTTAACCCGTTCGACTTCTGGGAAGGTGCAAACTTCAAAATTAAAATCCGTCAGATTGAGGGATATGCAAATTATGATAAGTCTGAATTTGCTACACCTTCTGCTTTATATGAGGGTAATGATGCGAAGTGTGAGGAAGTTTGGAAGCAACAATATCTTTTAAAAGAGTTTGTTAGTCCAGATAATTTCAAATCATATCAGGAATTGGAAGCACGCTTTAATACTGTTATTGCTCATCAAGGTGAGGAGTATGCTGGTAATGTTGAGGAAGCTGCTGAACAGCCAACTGCGAACAAAGAAGGTGATGATTCATTAGATTATTTTAAGAAGTTAGCAGAACAGTAAAACTGGTAATAATGGGGACTTAAGTCCCCATTATGCTGGGACACTAACCTTTTCTTCCTGTACACGATTATCATCACCGACTGCATTTGTAGCAGTAAAGTTTTGGGTAGTATCTCCACCCCTATTTGTTTGTACATTTATAGCACCGGTACCCGGAGTTCCTCCAGCAGTTTGACTTTTTTGTAACATAGCTAATTGAATACCTGTATCGTTTCTTAAGTAAGCAGCTTCCCTTGCCCTTCTTCCACCATAATTATCATTAAAATCATCTAATTCACCAGCAGCACCTTCCCAATCACCAGTTTGCATTGCGTTTCTAAATTTAGGTGTTTTGCTTAAACTTCCGTATTGAAATGCAACAGATGCAGCGATTGTTTTTTGTCCTGAGGATAAATCTGCAAACATTGTTCCATTTATTTCTTTTGCACGTTTATTCCATTCACCTTTGAGTTTCGACATGGCACTGCCTTTTGACATGGCATCAATTTCTTTTGCCTCTTTGGCAGTAATCTTTAATCCTTTTTTAATTTTTAATGCTAATACAGCATTTTGTCCTTTAAGTCCAACGAAAGGTGCTAGTTTATTTATTAGTGCTGGTGATAATCCTGCAAGATCCTTTTCATTTCTTGCACCTAAATCAAATCCCGTAGCAATTGTTACACCAGATTTAGAACCATCTGGATCAGGAACATAGCCTTCTAATTTTGAACCACCTTCTTTTGATGAAATAAATCCCCAATCAACAGTACCTTTTTTAATTTTAACAGGAGCAGATATTATTGATGCTGGGGGAACAGTTTTTGTTGGTTCTACTGGTTTTTCAACACCAAGTGCTTCGTTAATTTCTTTAATGCTTCGATTAATTTGTGCTTTTCTTGCAGCATCACGAGGATCAAGTCTTTGTGCTTCTTGGACTAGAGCTTCTCTTTGTGATTTAAGTTCATCTTCACCACCCTTTAATGCAGCTTTCGTTGCTCCTTTTTTCGTTTGTTTTCTAAATTCACCAGTTACACGCTCTTGTTCTTTTTTACTAAATACTAAGTTATATGCAGATTTGAAGAAACTAACAATACTCTTTGACCACGACTTAGCAATATCTGGTGATAATAGACCGCCAGTTACTATCCTTAAGAATCCTTCTATACCTGTTTCAAAAGCCTTTTGTACAGTACCACCTCCAGCAATAACTTTATATCCGTCATACAATCCCACACCAACAGCAGTCGCAAGACCTAATATACCAACACCTCTCGCAACTCCCATAAGTCCTTTTCCAATACCAGCGAGAGGTATTTTAGAAATAATACTTCCTACTTTACCAATAAAACCTCCAGCGCCTTTTGCGCCAAATAGCATTCCTTTTAAAGCTAATCTTAATGGAGCTTGTAGCATTGTTTTTACTATGCCACCTTTGAAAAGTGCTCCGAATAGAAAGAGTCCACCTATTGCTTTAAAAACATGAATCATTTTCGACATTAAACTATCTGGATTTTCTGCAGAGGAGAACCATTCAGTCCATTTTGCTTTAATGTCTTTACTTAAGGATCCCTCATATCCAAGTAAATTGGCACCCCAATTCATTATATTAGCAGCGGTACTCGTAAAGTAATTTCCAATTTTTCCTATTGCACTCATAACAGATTTAAATTTTTCTGCTAAGGTCATATTTTCCCAGCCTTTAAATGTTTCACCAAGATCCTCAAATACCTTTGTTATGAGTTTAAATTGTTCTATAATAGCTTCAACGGTTATTGGTAATGCTTTTTCCTTTATCCACTTCGCTATTCCTACGACAATTGGTTTCATTGTATTATATATTGATTCCAATGCCCCCATGAAAGATGTCCAAATTTCTCCCAACTGTTTCATATTGAGTTGTGAAAATATAGCAACAAGACCAACACCCAATAAACCCATAATAATCTTTTTATACTTAGACATCATTTTTTTAATGCCGTCTAACATACTTTTACCACCATCAACAACACCACCACCAGCACTTTTTAAGATACCTTTTAAAGACTCTAAAAACTTTTTATCACCTGCTTTTTTCTCTTTATCACCTTCTACATCTCTTGGAGGTGGAGCGGCAATAATTTTAGCTTGGGCTTTAATACTTTCATTAACTGTGGTTAGAAGTTCATTAGTCTTCTTCTGAGCAGCTGTTAATTCTTTTATGACTGTTAATTGTGGTGTGTCTGGCATTTAATTTTACCTTTGTTGTTCACGTTTTTGTCTTTCGTTTTCTTCTTCAATATATTTCATTAATAGCATTAAATAAATTTCACGCTCCCATGGAATTAAATTTTCCACCTCAGCCAAGGAGTATTTATGATGTTGCATCAAATTAAAGTTTGTAGTGTAATAATTTGTTACTGATTCATGGCCAAGGCTTAGGCGAAAAAAGATGCGAGTCCCTCCAGAACTCGTGTATCTTCCCATCCGCATATAGATGCTTTTTTTCCTTTACCGTTCTTTGATGTACATTTTAATTTAATATCATGTTTTAATTTCGGAACTGTATCAAAGAATTTTTGAATTTTCGAAAATGCAGTATCAGGTAAGGATTCCAAGAAATCATTTATTTCTTGTTGTGTATGATCTTTGGATGAATATACATTTTCTTTATCCCAGATAGAATCAATACAGGAAGAAATAGTAGAAAAAATATTTTCTATATCTGTACTTTCTTTACTAATAACTTTCTGTATTTCCATTGAAGGATATTTCATAATTACACCAACATCGTCTGATAATGGTATTTTAGGCTCGTGTCCTTCAGTTTTAGTTATTTCTATTTTTGATAAATCAACTTGTACTGCAATTTGTTTTTTACACTTACCACATTCATATGATAAATCAATAACCTCACCTTTTGATTTAGACCTTAATTGTAAGAAGATATACTCAATGTCAAACATTGGCATAGTTTTTACATCAAGATCCTCATATACACAATTCCCAATAATATCACGAATTGCGGTTGTCATTTGAATTTCATCTTCACTTTCCATAGCAATAAGGAGAATTTTTTCTTCTTTAACTAGGAAAGGTCTATAATTTACTTCTTTGTCCGTTGACGGTATTTTTAATTGATACTTAGGTACTGCAATTATTGGTAATGCCATTTCATTCACTCCTTATAGTAAAGTAATATTATACTTGTATCATTCCTCCTAAGTTTGATACCGGTAAAAAATCTCTTTTTTGTTTTAAAATAGAACCAACTTTTGGTAAACTTAAAGCATCAAATTTCCCTTGTAGTAGTGATCCAACTTCTGTAAAAGAACCAAACGCCTTTTTTGCATGAGAGATGCTATCATTAATAGAACCCATTAAGCCGGATTCTTTAGAGGGATCTTGGTTCATATAATCTGTATATTGAACATCACGGAATGTTATATCCGTGGTCATTCTTTGAATAGTTCCAGCCGTTTCATATCCCAACGGCAATGCTGATAAAACTTTAGGATATGCATCAATTAATTTTACTTTCATCATAACTGATAAATCTTCTTCATCCGTGTCCTTTGTACCAGAGCATTGATATATCTCTATTGTACTTACATATTCCTTATAATAATTTACACGACCTTTTATCCACATCTGATCCATCCATGCATTAAAGAAATTATGTTCATGCATTTCCTCACTCATATAAAATGACATACTCATTGTATCGAATAATTTTTCATATACATATTCTCTTTTTAAACCATATACCTTATGTTCTTTTGTAGCCATAGTAAATCCGGGTATGGATATTGCACTACAATTTAATTGAACACCTTGGATTGGATGCTTTCCTATTAAATTTTTTGGCGGTATAATAAAAACATAATATAAATAAGGTCTTGAAAATAAACCAGCATTTTTAACATTTGCCATCATTCTAGTTATGCTATTCATTGGTGTAGAAGATGAACCACCAACCGCTGCTTGTTTTCTTGCTTTGCGAGGATCAACACCAATAGGAATATTAGCGCCAATAGATATTCCGCCCGGTAATCTAACCCTTCCTGCTATATTTCCAAATGCCATTATCCTGTCCTCATTTTCTTTATTGATTCTCTCCAAACTCTTCCTGAGGCAACTTTGCCAAGAGTTGAAGTAACAAATTTTTCTACTTTAGGTTGTAATAAAGTTCTTTCCCAATCACCGCGTTCGATTCTTATAATTTTTCCACCTCTTATATTTCCTATATCATAACGTTTATAACATACTTGTGCTGGTCTCCATTTTCTTTGAGTCCACATAAGTCTTTTAAAGTATCTAGCGAATGCGACTGGGGATTTAACCATATCTGGTTTAATTAATTTTAATTCTTCTATTAATGGTATTCTCATTTTTATTGGTAGATAATGGAAATCAAGACCTTGTATCATCCTACCCTTTTTTCCTAATGAAAATACTAATGGAAATATATTAAACCATTTATTATCTTCTTCTGTGATATATTTAAAGAAATAAAATTTAGCTGAATAGACTCGCGTTATTCTTGTTCCCTGTACCTTATTTATAGTTTCCATGTATATATTTATAAGGTTTTTCTTAATTTTTTAGTCTTGATTCCGAGGTCTTTTTCGGTTAAAATAATAAATTCCCATCCACGCTTATCTGCCCATTTCCTTGCGGCTTTAAATTTAGCTTGATTCATTACATAAACTTTAAGTTTCTTGATATATGCCTGTGTTTGTTTCTTAGGTTTTGGGGGTGGTTTACATTGAATCGCTGGTTTTACTTCAACTATATATTTCTTATATTCCCCTGTGGTTGTTTTTACTTTTACATAAAAATCGACAAAATATCGTCGATATTTTTTTTCTATAGGATTATAATATGGCAGAATAACGTTCTCTGAGCCCCATTCAACTACATTAGGATGACGATCCAGATACTTCATATACTTTAATTCCCATGATGAACGGTATTCGCATTCCTGTAAATTGGCCACATACTTTTCTTTATTCTGTATTACATAACGGCCTACTCTTGGATATTTTTTCATATATGTCTTATAAATATAGTTATATAAAGTATTTATAACGGAGAAAGTAATGGCACAATTCGGATTCTTAAAAGAAACTGCGGGTTCATATGATCACGCAACAGATGCATTAGGAGGGCATAGTGAACCTGTATCAATAGCAAATACTGCGTCAACAAAATCTTCAACTGGTTTAGGTATACCTACACATAGGTATCCTCTTTTTGTTGATAATGTAAGTGATACTAATAAGGGAATTGAAGTCGTTCAAGAATGTATTCATTTTACAGCTATTAAACAAGGTGGTATTTCTCTGCAAAAACAGAAAACAAATGAAGATTCCAAGAAGGCTATGGAAGATCAGTTAGAGAATGCATCTAGTAAATATACAAAGGAACAAGCAGCAAAAGATAAAGCGGCCAATGCAAGAATGGATTATGCTATTGCCTCGGATGATCAAAAGAAGATGATGGATGCTAAGCGTACTGCAGAGCCCTCAGAACCTGATCCAACTGTTGGAGAAATTTATGGTGGCGGTATGATGGATACATTAAAAAATTTTGGTAAGGGACAACTTAAAGCAATAAGAACTAAGGCAAAAAATCTTGAACATTGTTTTATCTATATGCCTAATTCCATACAATTTGCTGAAGGCGCACAATGGGGATCACAATCTCTTGGTGGAGTAGGGAATGCAATAAAGAGTGGATTGCGTGGTGAAGGTAATATAGATAGTATTATGAAAAATTTTACTGGAGGTGTTGTAACAGAGGCTGCAAAAGGTGCAGCGTTAGCAGGTGGTGCTGCTGCCGCTGGTGTGTTGGGTGCTTTAGGTACTGCAGCGATGTTTGATGGAATTGGAAGTGGTCTACGAGCAGCAGGAAGATTTACACAGAATCCTTATGAAGAACAATTATTTAATGGAGTAGGATTTAGAGAATTTACTTTTGAATTTCAGTTCGCACCTGCTAGTGCACCCGAAGGACAAGAAGTAGATAATATTATTAAAATGTTTAGAAAAAATTCACGACCTAGTTTTGTTGGAGGATTTCTCGGTGAGGGTCTTTATACATTTCCTAATGAATTTGCTATAGATTTTAAAATGAATAAAGGCGGGTCTTTAGTAGAGAATACATTTTTACCAAGAATTCATAATTGTGTTTGTACTAATGTAACTACTAATTATTCACCAGAAGGATTTTGGGTAGCATTAAGAGATGGTCGACCTGTTTCTTATACTCTTGGTTTATCATTTACAGAAACAGTAAAAATTACTCAAAGCAATGAGACAGATGGTCATGGTGGTGTAGAGGAGGGATACTAAGATGGCATATTTTAAATATTTTAATACGATTAATTATGATGTTCGTGGTAAAAAAAATAAACCTCATATTAATGTAGTAACGAATATATTACAACGAATTCGTTTAAAATTAGAGTTTGTTAAGCATCAATCTTTTTTTGCACAACATACTATTGTTGATGGGGAAACACCAGAATATCTTGCTTATACATATTATGGTGATACAGAGTTACATTGGGTTATTTTATATGCACAACAAGCAACCAATCCATTTTATGATTGGCCAATGGACTATTTTGATTTAAAGAAATTTGTTATTAAAAAATATGGAGCAGCAAATATTAATGATATTAATCATTATGAAGATACAGATGGTTATTGGGTAGATTCAACCGCTCCGGGTGCTACTACTGTTACTAATTTTGTATATGAAGAAGAATTAAATGATGACAAAAGAAATATTAATATTATTCGTCCTGAATTTGCTCATGATATTGTAAAAGAATTACAACAATTATTAAAATAATATGCCTACTGAACAAGAATTTGCATCGGATTTAAGAGTTGATTTTTTAGAACTCATATCAGCATCGGGACAGGTTATTGACTTAAGTCAAAACTTTGTCCTTATGAATATATATGAAGATTTATTTCGTGCTAATATGACTTGTGATTTGGTTCTTAATGATTCAATCAACATGCCTTATAAAATTCCGATATTAGGTGAGGAATATCTTAATTTTACTTTAACATCTAAATCAGTAGACGGTAGTGAGGAATATGCAGGTCCAATGTATATTACTTCTATATCTAAACGTACTGTTGTTAAAGAACGACAACAAATATATATGATTCATGGTACATCTGAGTGTGGTATGGTTAACCAAAATATGCGTGTTAATCAAGCTTTTCGTGGTAAGAAAATTAGTGAAATAGTTGATACAATATTAGTTGACTATATTGATTATGGTGGAGTTGGAAATGAATTTGTAATTGAAGATACTGTTGGAATTGAAAATATTGTTATTCCAAATTGGAGACCGCATACAGCTATTCATTGGTTATGTAAGAGAGCAATAAACAAGAATAAAGTACCAAATTATTTATTTTGGGAATCAAATGGTGTTTCATATTTTAAAAGTGTTGACGCTTTATTAGATACACCCGTTAAACATAAATTTCTATTTTCACCTACTGGTTCAAAATCGCAAAAAGTAGAACAACTAGCACAGGGAAGAGCTTTATTAGATGATTTACAAATTTTAAAGCAATTTAATACGCTAACAAATATCACCAATGGTATGTATGCGTCTAAACTTATAACACATGATATTGTAAGAAAGACAATTAATCAGCAGACATATGGTTTACAAGAAGCCTATGATCCTCATGTTCATCATACTGATAAATATATGCCTATAAGTATGTCTGATACAGATTATGAAGTACCAGAGAGAAATACTTATGCTCCACAAGATGATATTCAGGATGTTAATTCAGGTGATAGTTTGCAAACATATTTTGATAGCAGAGTAATATTTCATCCAAAACATAATCAGATGTATGCAAAGAATGTTAACGATTTTTATGATAATGGTGTTGAGCGGTGGAGATTAAAAAGAAATGCTTTAATACAATCATTAGATCAAATTAAATTAAAAATTGAATTTCCAGGCCTACCATTTTTACATGTTGGTGATACAATTGATTTACTTGTACCCTCGGGTGAGAGAGTAGTAGAACAAAAACCCGGTATGATTAAAAATCAAGATGATTTAATTGATAAATTTTTGTCAGGTGTTTATATAATTACTGCATTAAAACATACTTATGATTGGAACGCTGGTCGTCTTAAATATACAATGGTAGCAGAGGTTACTAAAGACGCTTTAGCTAGTGCTCCCAGAAAAGTTTAGGAGATACAATGTACGGTGAATTTGTTTGGTGGCAAGGAGTAGTTGAAGATAGAGTAGATCCATTGAAGTTGGGTCGTTGTCGTGTTCGTATTCTTGGTTATCATACTAATAATAAAGAAAGAATACCAACACAAGATTTACCTTGGGCTTATCCAAGTCAACCAATAACATCTGCAGCTATGAATGGTGTTGGTACGACCCCAATGGGTCCCGTAGAAGGAACTTGGGTCTTTGGTTTTTTTCGTGATGGACCTAATGCGCAAGAACCAGTTATAACAGGAACATTTGGTGGTATACCAGAAGCTGAACCAAATCCAACATTAGGATTTAATGATCCTAAAGGCAAGTATCCACTTACTACACATATACTTGAACCTGATACAAATAGACTTGCACGAGGAAGTGGTGTATTACCTGTTCCTGATTCAGAAGGTAATGGGCCTTATAATGGTGAAAATTCTCCATCATTAATACAAAAGAGAAAGGCACGACAAAAAGATGTTCCTGTTGCTATTGCTGGATGGCTCTGGGACAATGACAAAGAGAAGGGTACTATTCCAGATACAGACAATGAAAAATTATATGATGTTGCGCCATGGAATGAACCCAATCCTAGATATGGTGGTGTAGAAGATAACAGTACAACTTATTTGGAAAGTACAAAGAGGTCTTCACAATATCCTTTGAACCATGTTCGAATGTCAGAATCTGGTCATGTAGAAGAATGGGATGATACACCAACGGCAGAAAGAATGCATAGGTATCATGTTAAAGGAACATTTGAAGAAATACAAGCAGACGGTACTAAGATTACAAAAATTGTTGGTAATGAATATGAGATTACTGCTGGATATAAAGATGTTTGGATAAAGGGATCTGTTAATATTACTATTGGAAGTAAGGGCGATGCAGATGTTAATAAATCTGATTGTCGTATTTTATACTATGGAGATTTGGTACAAGAGGTATACGGTGATTATCATTTAAATGTACATGGTGATATGCGCACAAAGATAAGTGGTAATGAAGCCCGTGAAGTCTTAGCTGATAGGAAAATTGTAATCAATGGTGAAGATGATTTAAGTGTTCATAAAAATCAGATTATTAATATTGATGAGAACTTAACATATACTATTGGTGGTAATTTAAAAGAAACGGTTAAGAAGAATGTTGATGAATTTTATGGTACTGAAGTATCACTAGGTAATCATACAACCTCAGTATATGGTAGTTCTATGTTATCTAATGTAACGGGTAAATATACTTTAACAGTTAAAGATGACATGAAGATTAGTACGACAGCTAATTATAATCTTAATGTAACTGGTAATACTGAAATAGAGGTTGAGGGTTATCAAGACGAAATAATTCAAGGATATGATAATCATATAGTTAATGGTTATTATCAAATGTCTAATGCTTTGACACATCAAATATCATCTGGTGGTAATTATGCAGTAACTGCACCAAGAATTGACTTGAACTAATGGCACATAAATTTGAATTACTCATACATGGTGAATTAAAAATATTTACAGAATGGGAAGATATACCAGAAGATTTTGATAATGTGATAAGCTTTTTACCAGATGTACCACATGAACATGTAGATCATAGTGGTGAACATAATATATGGAATGATCGTTTAAAAGAACTTATTGGGAGAGAACAAAATGCCCGCAGTGTGTAGAGGCAATTCAGTTGATGCAGACGTGACTCATTGTAGTACACCTATGAGAAGTGCATTATCACCAGATGTGCATGTAAATGGTACTGGTATTTCAAGAGAGGGAGATAATAATACGACACATTTGTTGCCAGGAGCTCCGTGTCCAAGTCATGCAGCGCCAATTGCATCTGGATCGTCTACTGTTAAAATAAATAATAAGGGTTGTGGTAGAATTGGTGATGGTATTTCTGGTTGTACTAGTGTTGCGACAGGTTCATCTAATGTATTTGCAGGAGGTTAAGTAATGGCTGTATGTGGATTAAATATAAGTATGAACTCCTTTCAAGGAGAAGTTACTGCTCAGATATCTGGTTTTTTAAATTTAGAATCTTCTTTAACCGCGCCGAGCGGTGCTGCTGCTTACTTAAGTAATTTAGAGGGTGGTCTTGCTACACTTAAAGCAAAGGCAGATACACTTATACCAGATATACCATTATCGACATCTGGGTTAACATCATTGAGAGATGAGTTAGGTTCATTATCTAGTATGTCATTAGGTTCAGCTGGTGCATTATCTAAGATGGCATCCATAGCACAAGAATATGCTGGTCTTACATCATTATCAGGTTTTGCTGATATAGATTTAACTGATTTATCTAAATCGGTATTTGGTTTTAGTGGTACATTTGATCCATGTTCCTTGACAAATAAGATACCAAATGTAATGAGGGATAATGTAACTGGTGCGTTACAAAAATTACCTACAATACAACCAGACATAGGACAAACATTCGCGGCCGCAAAAATTGTATTACCTGATCAAGAGGTTATAGATAATGTAGCCACAGCAGTAGCAGATAATCTAGATATAGTAAATACGTTAGATGTTGCAGATGTAGAGATGGCTTTAGAAACAAATATAGTTCCAGCAATTTCTGGTTTGGGAGATGGGATTAAAAGGTCTAATATTAATGAAAGAATAGTAGAGACTCAAGCTGAGGTTATAGAAGAATTAAAGACACATGAGAAAATTTTAGATGATATTGTACCTGAAATAGAAGAGAAGAGTGAGGAAGTTATTAAGAAGATAAAAGAGGGAAGTATGCTTGATACTACTACTCGATACTTCTATGCTGATCCTCAAAGACAACGAAAGATGATGAAGTCTAAAATGGCTAGAAAGGCAGCATTGAAAGAATTTAAAGCTAGTTCAGGATTAACAAAAGGTGCACTAATAAAGGGGTTTAATGCCAAGGTTAAAGCGGGAGAAGTCGACTATTATGGCAGAGATGTGTCAAGTTCTGGATGGGATTCCATGACGATCTAGATGTTCCTTGCTTTTTATTTCAATTTATAGTATAATAATAAGTATAAATGGAGAATAGTATATGTATCATCAAGACGAGGTATCTCAATTGCGGACACAGATAGCTATTTTAGAATCTCAACTAAATGTTAAAGAGGTTGCTCTTGGAAGTTTAAATCAGGAAGTTAAACGACTTACTGAATTAGTTGAATCTTTACTTAAAGGGAAAGAACAATGAAAAGTATCTTATTTGCAATATTATTTACATTCGTAGCAGTTCCGGTATATGCATATGAATTGTTAATGTTTAGTAATCCAAGTTGTTCATATTGTCAAGACTTTCTTAGGGAAGTTGAACCGGGATATCATTCAACACAAATTGCAAAACAATTTCCATTACGAGTTATTAATACAGTTGGACCCCCTCCACAATGGTTTTCTGATGCATATGATAGAAATAATATAGATTCTATTGATGCTACTCCTACATTTGTTATGTGGGATGAGAAACAGCAATCAGAAATAGCACGTTTAGTTGGTTATGAGAATAAGGCTGATTTTTATAAAATGCTAAATCAATTTATGGAACTCTTTCATAATAAGCTCGAAGAACGAGCAATTGAAGATTCTGTAGAATTACCACCATTAGAAAAACCTCACCGTGGACCTATGGATCAATTTGGTAATTCTAGACTACCACCCGAAGGAGTTATTAATTCAAGGGATTTATTTAAGCATATGTATAAAACGCCTGAAGAAGCTGTAAAGGCTTCTGATTGGTTTGGTTGTCATGGTACTATTCATTATCATAAAGATGAAAATGTTTGGATGCCATGTAGGATGGAATAAATGTTTGCTCTTAAAATATTCTGGAGGAACATAATGATGTATCGAAGAAATCATATGTGTCCAGATGTATGTTATGATCATTCTAGAGCGATTCAAAAAACAGTAAGGGAAATGCATGAGTGGAAGTCTGCAGGAAATATAAATATATATAAAAGTGTTGGTAATGAGGTTTCCACAAAGTTATTAAATAGTGATCATAGCAAAGAGTTTCTTTACCCATCACCATTCCCTGAGAATAATGTAAGAGATGTTGATTTAGTCATTGTTCCGGGTGTAGTCTTTGATGAAAAAATGGCGAGATATGGTAGAGGCAAAGGTTATTATGATAGATTTCTTGATTATTTACCAAAGAGAACATGTATAGTTGCAATAGCATATGATTTTCAAGTATTATCACATAAATGGAAATTAAAGCTTAATGAATATGATATCAAGATGGATTATATTATAACTGAAAAGAGGATTATTAAGAAAGAAGGAGTACTCAATTATAAGGAGTAAACACAGTGAAATTTGTAATTTCACTTGTTATGTTTTTGTTGACCAATATATTAACCACAGCATATGCAGCAGATAGCAATACGGTAAGTAGTTCAAATACGGTAAGTAGTTCAACCGTTTCAGGAACAACAACAGTGGATAGAACTCCGGGTACTGCATCAGCTCCAAATATAATAATTAATAATCAGGATGTATGTAAGACGGGAATAAGTGGCGCAGCACAATCTGCATGGTTTGGTATCTCAATGGGTAGGACAATTGAAGATTTAAACTGTGAACGACTTAAACTTGCACGGTCGCTATATGGTATGGGTATGAAGGTTGCTAGTGTTAGTTTATTGTGTCAAGATAAGAGAGTTTTTAAAGCTATGGAAATGGCTGGAACGCCATGTCCAATAGATGGTAAGATTGGTGAATCTGCAAAAGTACTATGGGATAAAGAACCCTATAGACGACCTGATTATAATGAATGGAGAGAAAGACGAGAGAATAAAGATAAGGTTAAAGAATTAGATACATATCATTCAGACGATACAGACCTATGGGATGATGATGAAATTTATTAAATTAGTTCTAATAAGTGGTGTAATAATATGGACATTGTTATGGATTGGTAAGGCGGATGCCGATACAGAAACAACTGAAGATGTAACCGAACAAAGCGCAGGTGCTACTCATAAATGTCTTCGTAATAATGCTGAATGTACTTGGGATCCACGTGCAGATATTTTCAGAGGTGGTACCGATGATGATGTAATTAATTGGGACGCACATGGACGAGAATTTAGTATTATGAATGATATTGATACGTTCTTGACTGAGGAACAAATGCTTGCAGGGTTTACTATGGATAGTGCGATTGGTGTTAAAGATAGGAATGCTGTAGGTGGTGATCCTTTTACTGTACAGATTAAAGTTACAGATGGAACAACTACATATTCTGATACGCAAGAATTTACTTTATCATCTGGTTCTGCATATCAAACTGTAACTAGTCAATTAATTGTTCCAGAGAATACATTAGCATATAATTTAGCAACATTTGGTTTGATTCTTGAGGGAGTAAGTTTAAGTGGTGGTTATGGTGGAGGGCCTATAACAAATGATATTAATTTAACTGCGACATATGAATTGGTTACACAGATAGAAAATATTATTAATGATTTAGTTGCATCAGCTGTTGATGATATAATTACAGATCAAGGTGTATCTGCTATTGATACTGCATCAATGGAGATAGATGTTGTAACTCCATCTGGTAGTACTAGTATGAATGTTGGTGTAACTGCTACACCTACAGCAGTTGTATTATCTGTTCCAACTGTATCAGGTAAGATAGAAAAAATAACAATTAGTACTGGTATGGCATCTAGTGATAGTCAACCAGAACCAGTAGCAGAGGTTGCAGAGGCAGTTGCTGAAGTAGAATCAGCTATGGAAGAATCAGAATCAGAATCTGAATCAGAAGAATCAGAAGAAAAGGAAGAAAAACAAGAATCAAAAGCAACTAAAACAGATAAAGCAAAAGCTGTACAAGCAATAGTAACTAGAGTTTTACAAGCGGTTGAGATGGCTGGTGGTGATACAGATAGTACAAAGTTAGCATTAATGGGAATTCTTGGTAATCAGGGATTTCGAGATTATCAACGACAAGAAATGCCAGATGTTGCGTGGTATGATACAACTGTAGCATATGAATCACCAATAATTCCAGATCCTCTGGGCGCGGTATTTAGTCTTGGATCAAATCAAATGATGGAAGCTATGACAGATGTACAATACGAATAGGAGAAAATAATGCAACATAAAAATGTGGAAAGATTTGCTATATGTGATGAGTTTGTAGATATTATGCCTTCTGAGTATCAGACTTTAATTGAAGATTCAACCTATGGTAAAGTAGATCGTGGTTGGAAAGATATAGGATCCTCTAAAGAATTGATTGAACAACATTCTCTTTGTGCTGGATGTCCAGAGTCTATTGCATTTCGATATATTCTTGCATCTATACCAAGACC